TGGAAAAGTCGGCCGTTTTGATTTGAGACACTCCTAACGCGGGTACATAGCTGTACCCATTCACGTTTATGGATCACCTATCACTGCTCGTTATTTGGAGTTTGAACATACTACTATTCCCGTTCAAGCTTACGGATTACTAGTCACTGTTCAATAGTCTTAATTTCATAATTCTAATTCTTCGAGTATTGGAAACACTCGACATTTAGATTTCCATGACGCGAATGTTTGTCTGCTGTACCCATTCACGTTTATGGATCACCAGATAGCATTCGCTATAGAGTCTTTATGACCTTTCCTGACGCATCAAATATGCACCCCCCCCCCTTTTTGGACTCTTTATGAGTCACTTCGCTTTGCGAATTTGTTTTATATATTCACAGGAGGATTTGCTAGACAAAACTTAAAAATCTAAAGAGACGCACTATTGTGCCATTAAAACTTAAAAATATTTGTCAATCCTATAAAATCGAACATCTCTTCCTATACGCCTATTGCGTACTAGAGCTATTTGGAAATTTAGAGTAATGGGCGCTTAGCCCGGAGCAATTTAAGAATTTTGGTTTGGTACCGATAATTCCCCGGAGTCATGACCGGATTAGATGAGATAACGAATTTTCACCACATTTGCGTGGCGTGAGATTTCCATTATTCACTTTGCTCCTCTATTTAGTACAATTCTCTTAGCGCACTTAGCACCCTGGCATGTTGAAAGCACCGCCAGCTACAATCCACAGTAGACAAATCAGGATATAGGGTTGGGTCCTAGATCAAACACCCTTCTAAGAATCAGATACGACATACGACCTACACGATATTAGCTTCCATAATGAAGTCACCATTCCTCATCGGTCCACTCTATCAGCCAACTGTTCTCTTGAACACTATGGCCACTGCCGCACTCGTAGCGAAGTGTGCGGTTCTTGGAGAAAAGACTGACCACACATCAATGTTGGGTCAGATGTTGTACGACGAACAGACAGACCAGTTCGTCATGGTGATTGAAGCCTGTTTGGCTTTGTATTACCAAATCCGGAACGCCCAGACCTCCGCTTCTCTTAGCGTTGCTATCTGCTCATTCTACCACGCCATTGCCGGTAGGTCTGTCACCGGGAGCACACTCCGCCTTTTTGATACTCTGGTGGCTGAAATCAAAGATTATCTGCCTTTTTTTCAGAGCGGTTTTGGATGGGTTGATGTGCTCGATGGCCTTTATACAAATACCAAGCGCGTGGTTAAGTCCGCCCTTGGCGATAAGATTGCTAAGGTTTTTAACCATGTCGTTGCACATGCGCTCTATGCCAAGATGGGCATCGACTTTGATACGGGTCTCTTTGAGAAACTCGAGAAGAAGGTCATCCGGCCCACTGTCTGGAGTGTAGTCAGCTTCCTTGATGCTGTTACAGGGCTTGTTCTATTCCTCTGTAAGGCCGGTCGGCAAGCTCTCATGTCTGGTAACATTGATTGTTTCTTTGTTGATGATATGGTCCTCACTGATTGGCTCGACGAGGCATCACGATTGCGGAAGAACTCTGAGTTCATGAATACACCACAAGTTACGGGTATTGCCTTGCCAGAATACATTTCTGATCTCAACACTTGTATTGAGCGGGGTCGCAAGATCTTGCCCTACTTTAAGAAGGGGCGAGAACATTCGATCCTCTACAATGCAGTGTTAGAGTTGGAGTCTATTCTCAAGCGACATCAGTGTGCCATGCTGTCTGCCTCTTTCCGTCGTGCCCCCATCTGTGTGTTCCTTTACGGCACCGCAGGTGTTGCCAAGTCATTCATTGCTGCCGGTCTTTTTAACCATTACTGCGCTGTTCGCGGCATTGATTCTGAGAAGGCCAAGATGTGGACTCGAACCGAAGGTGAAGAATACTATAGTGGCTACAAGTCTCACTTCGCTGGTGTTATGTACGACGATGCCGCTAAGTACCGAACGAGCAAGATCCAAGGTATCGATCCCTCAATTGGTGACATCATCACAGCCGTTAACAATATACCTTTCGTCACTCCACAGGCAGATCTACCCGATAAGGGCAAGATCCCCTTCCTCTCGGAGTTTGTTGCCGTCACTAGTAATGTCGGTGACCTTGCTGCCGACCAGTACTTCAACAGTTCTGCGGCGTTTTTGCGCCGCTTTGCTGTCCGTATTGTGCCTATAGTCAAGGACCAGTTCAGAGTTAAGGGAGAAGACCGCATTGATGCTAAATTCTTGCCTGAAGGCGTTCAGTATCCGGAACTTTGGGACTTTGAGGTCTACCACTCCGTTGTCAATGGGATGAAGGGCGAGTTCGTTCTCCATAAGATTTATGGGACGTATGCCGAGCTTTTGCACTACATGACCGGTGTTTATGAAAAGCATATCGCTCAACAGGATCGGCTTATGAAGACGGTTGGGATGATTGGACCCGAGAAACTTTGTGTTTGCCGTCTCCCAGTCTCCATCTGCCAGTGTGATTCAGACTCTGAGAAGGAGATTCTTAATGATAATGTTGACGCTATCATTCAGAACGATGTACAGACCAGCTATCCAAACCCAGGTAAACACTGGCAGCGTGTTGGCATTCTCGCGTCGTTCCGGTATGATGTGATGCGCCGTTACCAGGATCGCACCGACCAGGTGTACATTCGCCAGTTGTTCGCCGGTGAAGATGTCGCTAAGTGGTTCAACCCTGAATATGCTGAGAGCGATGAACATGATCAGATTGTTGGCGACAAAATTGAGTCCGAACTTGAGAACATGATTAGCGAGTTTTCCCAACTAGAAGCGCGTGATAAGCTCAACTACATCAGTGACGGTAAGTTTAACTCACTCCAAAGTGGTGAGCTTGATTCGGAGTTTATGGACTTTAGACCTAGGATAGGCCGTCCTGGTTTCTTCTTGCAGACACAAGTCGATTGGTTGAAGGCAGAAATCAAGAAGTACTGCATCGGTATCAACGACAAAGAGAATGCCCTTCTCGACGTCTATGTTATGGAGCATGCTCCTAAGTTCATCGCCGACGGGTGGGCCCTTGGAGATGTTATTAAAGCTGGTTACCAGTACATCACCTTCTATAGTGAGAAGTTGGAGGATCCTGAGCTCGTAGAGGTTCGTGAGTTTCTCATGGACACACGTAAGCCCGCGTGGTATGAGAGACTAGGTGTTTCATTTGCCGTTGCTTATTTTGAGAACCGGACATTCCATAATTGCGTCAACTATTTGGCAAGCATCCCGCTTGTCGAGAGGGTTGTGGCGTGGTGTGTGTGTAAAGCCACCCAATCGTCACCACGAGTTGCACTTAGTGCTGCAGGTAAAGCACATGATGCTAGGCTTGGCGGACGGAACAAATGGGTCCGGATTTTTGTTATGGTTGCTGGTGCAGCTGCCGGTTTGGCCCTGATTTACCGCTTCGCCAAGTACATGATGCCTAAATCGGAGGAAGATAAGGAACGCGAGAGAATCCGTGCTGAAGCGAACAAGAACATAGCTGTTGCTCAGAAGGTCATTAGGGAAACCCAGGATCGTGTTGAACATTTCAAATCCTGCGATGTTTGTGCACGTGATATCGTTGGTGGCCGTATTACTACAGAGGATATGGTTACCTCCTCGCTTGCTCTGGAAGGTACCGCCCGTGATCAGATCGATGAACAGATGGATCTTCTTGCTGTTGGCAAGAAGCCCATTCCTCGTGAAGCTGAAAAGAAGAATGTCTGGGTCACCCCGGAACGCAACATCACGCGTTTAGATGTGGATGTTCGACGACCACACAATGAAGATCAGGCTTATTCGGCATTGAAACACAATTGTTGCTTTGCTACTGTGCGTGGACAGTTCCCACATGGTCCTGGTACTGGACGAACTCGTGTACTTGTAGTCGATTCGGAGACACTAGTGATTAATAATCACGCATTACCACCTAACTCGACCGTTACTGTTTGGTTGGGCAAGTACACTGAAAGTGGGGTTCAACCTAGTTTCGTTTTTGAACTTGACGAACAAATGGTTACACGCCATCCGTCTCGTGATCTTGCTATTGTTAAGACTTGGGCTATGCCTCACCGGTTTAAGGACATCCGCCATCTTTTTGGCAAGCCGAGTTATCAGAGCGTTGGGTCCTCCGTCTATTTCCTGAAGGAGAAGGATGGAGAACTGGTTCGCAAAGAAACCATTGGAGTTCATAAGCGCTTGTTACATGGCATGGATGGAGCGACAAATGTTTCGTGTGTTGCCTGGGCTTCACACCCCGTGGAACCCACCAAACAGGGCGACTGCGGCATGCCGCTCATCATCAACAGTCCACTTGGTAGTATTATTGCCGGAATTCACGCGGGTTACCACAAGGAGACTAACACCGCGTGGTCGGTCATGTTGTCGGTGGACGATTTTGATTTCAGTAAAAAATACCCGACTGTAGGAGTCACTACTCCATCTTTCCCATTGGCTCAGGTGCAAGTGATTTCACTCAAACCAACTGACAAACTTTTCACCGATTACCACGAGACTGGCCACATGATGACCCATGGACAACTTCAGTGTTTTAATGCTCGCCCTAAATTTACGGGCACCCACACGCCACATGCGTCATACGTTTTCTCCCGAGGTGATGAGTTTTCACCACCTATCGAGGATAATATGGCTGCACCACGTAACTTAGGTTGGCAACAACCACAATCAGTGCTCGTTAACTACTTGCATCCGACGCACAGTATGCGTGAGATAGTTATGCGCGCGTTTACAAAACAGTACATCCAGCACATTGTGCTGAACCTTAACGATGAAGATTGGGAGGACATTCACCCTGTTCCTCTCTCGGTTGCCGTTAACGGTTTTCCTGGAGTGCCTAATGTCGACGCACAGAAATACACTACCTCCGCTGGACACGGCAAACGTGGCCCCAAGCTGCAGTTTCTAACTGAACCTGAAAAATTCGAAGAATGTGATGCCTATCGCGCCTACACTGGAGAGGTTCATGAGGAGATTGACACCATGCGTGAGAATGCCTATAAGGGCATTCGCCCCCATGCAGTATATGATGCGGTTATGAAGGACGAGTTGCTATCTAAG